AGAGCGAAGGGACGACGTACACGACAGAGAACCAGCATGGCCAGCAAATGGTGCGACCGCGTCCGGAGGTCATCATGCGGAACAATGCCAGGCGGGCCTATCATCAGGCGCTGGCCGAACTCGGCGCGTCGCCGGTCTCGCATAGCCGGGTGAAGAAATTACCGCATGAGGGTCAGGGGGAGTTGCCCGGGATCCGTCGGCTGCTCGGCTAGAGGGCGGTGTGGGAGGCAGCATGAATCTTAGTCGCCGACAATTCATGAAAATGAGTACGGGAACGATCAAGGCCATTACAGCTCGGTGGCACCATGCGCTGACACTGTTGCGTGTGCCGGCATGACCGACGTCCAGCTTGTTCAGCTTGCGGAGTTCGGTCGATGGTGTCTGTTGAAACACCGAGCAGACGGCGGCGGCGATCTCGATGCGGGCGAATTACAGGACAAGGCGGAAGACATCGGGTTGCTGGTGCGCGTCTCGGTCGAGAAACCGTGCGGTGAGCATTGCACGTGCGCTGAGTTTGTCGACGAATGGCCGGCTCGGTGTCTCCGTTTGGCGGAGTGGCTATGACCAAATATCCCTTAAGTTGGCCGGCAGGGTGGAAGCGCACGCTGAAGCGGAAACGCGCCACCTTCAACAAGAAGGTGGCGGACAGCTTCGGCACCTACCGCGCCAGTGAAGTGTCGATTACTGAAGGTGTGAAGCGTGTCCTTGAGCAACTGCGCGCGTTGGGTGTGGAAGATGGCGACGCGATTATTTCGACGAATTTGAGAACCCGCCTCGATGGACTCCCACGCGGCGACCAAAAACAACCAGACGATCCTGGTGCCGCCGTGTACTGGCAGCGACGACACGATCAGAGTCACAAGGTCATGGCCATCGATTGCTATGATCGAGTCGCGGACAACCTGGCGGCGATCGCCGCCACTCTCGACGCCATGCGCGCGATCGAGCGTCATGGCGGTGCGGTGATTTTGGAGCGCGCCTTCACGGGCTTCGAGGCCCTCCCGTCGCCGAACGACTGGCGGCATGTCTTGGGATTTCAGGACACGCCGACCTTGGAGCAGGCGCGGCAACGCTATAAAGATCTGGCAAAGTCCCGGCATCCTGATGTGGGCGGTTCAGAAACAAGCATGAAGGAATTGAATGCGGCCTGGGCGTCGGCCCAACGGGAGCTGACCCGATGAATCGTCCGACCCCCGAAGATCGTGACGCACTCCGGCTCCTGCTGCAACGGGAAGATATGAGCGACTGGAATGCCGAGTTCTTGGAGTCCTTGCGGAACTGGCGCGGGGAATGGACGATGAAGCAACGGGAGATATTTGACCGGATCTGTCTCGATTATTTTGGAGCCTGCTGATCATGGCGTATACCACAATTGAATGGACGGATATGACATGGAATCCGGTGCGCGGCTGCTCGCTTGTCAGCGCCGGCTGCAAGAATTGCTATGCCATGAAGCAAGCGCACCGATTCAGCGGGAAGGGCCGGCCCTATGAAGGGTTGACGGAACTTGGTCCGCACGGGCCCCGCTGGACGGGGAAGATCACGCTCGTGCCTGAACTGCTAGCGGAGCCGTTGCGGTGGAAGAAGCCGCGTCGCGTGTTCGTGAACTCGATGAGCGACCTGTTTCATGAGGACGTGCCAGAGGCGTTCCTCATCGCTGTCTTTGCAGTGATGATGGCCTGTCCGCTGCACACTTTTCAAATTCTGACGAAGCGGCCAAAGCGCATGTGTGAATATCTCCTCGGTCTCAAGATCCTGGGTGGACTCGGCCCCTATATTAGGAGCATTCGCGTTGATGGGGACCGCTCGATCGCCAACTTCTTCAATGCGATTGCGCGTATGGAGATGATACGCGGAAAAATCCGTCGCGCTAGTGATGATCCTTGGATGACCGTTTTCAACGCCGCCGCATGCACTATGAGCAATAGTCCTCTACCCAATGTCCATCTCGGCGTCTCGGTCGAAGATCAGCAGACCGCCGATGAGCGGATTCCGATATTGCTCAAGACACCGGCCGCGGTCAGATGGATTTCAGCGGAGCCGCTGTTGGGGCCTGTTGACCTCACGAAGTGGACCTCTCCCTGTGCGTGCGATCCACGGGTGTGCTCCGGCCCAGTGTGTCTGGATTGTGTCGTGATCGGTGGCGAAAGTACCCACGGCGCGCGGCCTTGTGAAATTTCATGGATTCGATGGCTCGTGCAGGAGTGTCAAGCCGCGCACGTACCAATATTCGTGAAGCAACTTGGTGCGGTGCCCTATGTCGGGCGCGAGTTGACGGGATGGCCCTCCGACACGCTTTTTAACGATGCCCCCAATGGATTGCCAGGCTATATCGCAAAACTGAAGGACAAGAAAGGCGGCGATCCCTCGGAATGGCCGGAGGATCTGCGGGTGCGGGAATGGCCGTGCTGATCTGTGACACGTGTCGGCACAGGACCGACCGCTCGTACTGCAAAGCCATAGCCTTCCCAGCCGTGCCGACGATCTGGTGTTTCTTCTGTTTTCTCTGTTGGTACGAAGAAGGCCTTGTGCAGGAGGACGCGATTCGACAACGCTCAATTGCCTTACGCGAGGAAGGATGGCTAGGGCGATGAAAAAAGGTGCTGTAATTGCGTGGCTCATCGTCCTCGCGCTAGCCCTGTCTCCATTCGTGCTCATTACGTGGTTCCGGTTGATCGGGTGGTATGCCTGCTGGCTGTTACCACTGAGTCTCGCGTGCCGATGACATTGCACAATCCCGATGCGCCATTTCGGCATGACTGCAGACGTCTGCAGCGGAGCCGCTGATCCATGACTATGACGCTCTCCACAGCCAAGCGCCCCGGGCGATCGCGCCGGCGGCGGGTTCGGCGGCCGCCGCTGTCTCCGACGGCCCGGATGGTCGAGGGTTACATCGAGGGCGTGCTCAACGGCACCATCCCGGCCGGCGAACTCGTCCGCCTGGCGGTCCGGCGCCATGTGACGGATCTGCAATCCGGGAAATCGCGCGGCCTCCGCTTCGATCCGATCAAGGCCGAGCAGGCGATCGAGTTCTTCTCCTACCTCAAACACAGCAAGGGCGAATGGGCGGGGCAGCATTTCCGGCTCGAGCCCTGGCAGATCTTCATCGTGTGGGCGCTCTTTGGCTGGCTCCGCCTCGACGGCAGCCGGCGCTTTCGCACCGCTTACATCGAAATTCCACGGAAGAACGGCAAGTCGAGCATGGGGGCCGGCATTGGCCTGAAACTGGCCTTCGCGGACGACGAGCCCGGCGCTGAGGTCTACAGCGCCGCCACGAAAAAGGATCAGGCGCTGATTGTCCACAGCGAAGCCACGCGCATGGTCCGCGCGACACCGGAACTCGCCGACCTGATCCAGATTTACAAGAACAGCCTCAGCCGGCTGGACACCCATCAGAAGTATGAGCCGCTCGGCTCCGACGAAGATACGACCGACGGGTTGAACGTGCACGGCGCCGTCGTCGACGAACTCCATGCGCATAAGACCCGCGGCTTGTTCGATCTGATGGAAACCGGCACGAGCGCGCGCCGGCAGCCGCTGCTCTTCATCATCACGACCGCCGGCACGGATCAGTCGGAAGCCAGCGTCTGCTGGGAGCAGCACGTCTATGGCGAGCAGGTGGTTCGCCAGATCAAAGACGACAGCTTCTTCGCCTTCATCAGCGCGATGGATGAGTCTGACAAAAACCGCTGGGCCGATGAACGTGTCTGGTACAAAGCGAATCCGAATCTCGGCGTGAGCAAGAAGCTCGATTACATGCGCGAACAGGCCAAGAAGGCGAAGAACATGCCGTCGAAGCTGAACAGCTTTCTGCGGCTCGACCTGAATTGCTGGACGCAACAAGTCACCCGTTGGATCGATCTGCTCGTCTGGGACGCGAACGCGGGTCCGCCGATCGACGAAGCCGCGTTACAAGGGCGCCCCTGTTACGGGGGCCTGGATCTGTCGAGCGTGTCCGACCTCACGGCCTGGGTGCTCCTCTTTCCGGATCCGATCGTCCCGGACCGCGTGACAATTTTGCCGCGGCTCTGGTGCCCGGAGGCGCGACTGTTGGACGAGCTAGACGAGCCGAGCGAGCAGGAGCCCGGGCGGCGGACCGACCGCCGGAGAAATCGCTACCGGGAACAATATCAGGCCTGGGCGCGGGACGGCTGGCTCCGCACCACGCCGGGGAACGCCATCGACTACGAGACCATCGAGGCGCAGATCGTCGCCGATGCGCAGACGTTCCACGTGCAGGAAGTGTCCATCGACCGGCTGTTTCAAGGCTATCAACTCGCCATGCGATTACAAGAACAGCACGGCCTCACCGTCGCCGCCTGCGGCATGGGCTTTCTCAGCATGGCGGGGCCCTGCGCAGAATTCGAGCGCCGGCTGCTCCAGCACCAGCTGCATCACGGCGGCCATCCCGTCCTGCGCTGGATGGCGAACAACGTCGCCGTGCGCGAAGACCCGGCCGGCAACAAGAAGCCGGACAAGGCGAGCAGCCAGGGGAAGATCGACGGCATCGTCGGGATTCTGTTGGCGCTCGATCGCGTCATGCGGCACCACACCACCACCTCGGTGTATGAGTCCCGAGGGCTGCTCACACTGGGAGGGACGAATGGCGACGCGGCACACACGGAAGGCCGGTCAGATGTATGATCCCAACGCGCTCTTGCAGAAGACCAAGCTGCGCATCGAAGAAGCCGCCGACCTGTTGGAGGTGACGCCCCGCACGATCCAACGGTACCACGCCGGCCCGCACGCCCGGCGGCCATCGCCGCGTGCGGAATGATGACAAGTTGAAGCGGTATCTGTGAATTACTGATTGGAAATCAACTGGTGGATCGTTTATGGTTTCGCCTGCCGGTCGTGCCGGCCTATCTGGGTAGGATGATGAATTGGACAAATGAAACGCCGACGCAGCCGGGTTTTTACTGGTACCGCTCCGACCATGCTGATTTTGTGGCAGGACATATCACGATCTTATATCTCATCCCTGGTGCGTGGAATGACACCCTCGTCGCATACGAACCGATGGACGAATATCATCCCACGCCGGTAGGTCACCTACGGGGCCAATGGGCCGGTCCGCTGGATCCGCCCGCATAAGTAGAAAGGAGAGCACACCATGGCTGAGCTTCCAGAGATTAAAGTCAACATTGAACAATCGATCCACGCCAGGCTCCGCGAGGCCGTGCAGTCCATCTATGATCAGCACGGCGTCCGCGTGGACAGTCTGTTTGTTTCTTGGATCGGTATACCAGAGCAGGGTCGTCCGCTGGGCCAGCTCGTGGGACAACTCTCCTTGCAGACGACGAGTCATTGATTCACGGACAGATGGCCTCGCAGCCGCCCCCCTCGTGAGCGAATCGCCCCGCCGCCTTGCTCCTCAAAAATGTTTTGCGACAAACGCGACATTTGATGACATACATACCTCGCGCGTTCCGTCCTGTGCTGGTATTTGTACCCTGCTATGTTATCGGGGGAACTGACTGCAATTCATGAGACAATTTCTTCGGGTCATCCTCTCCGCGTTCGATCTGCTCGACGTCGTGCTGCTGTCTGCTC